ATGCGTCCAAGTCTGAGGACGATGATCCCCTGCGCGTGCAGGAACAACCCTGGACCGAAGAAGAGGCTTTCCAGCAGACCGGTTCCGTGTTCTTTGCGGCGCAGGAGTTGACGGAGCAGGCCAACAAGTTCGCGTCCAATAAATGGAAGGGTTATATGTACGGCCGCGGTGTCGAATTTACCGACATGCGCATTTACCAGACCGTCGTGCCGCGCCAGATCGAGCTTCGTGTCTGGGAAGAACCCAGCGACAACGCATCTTATGTCATGGGCGTCGATCCCGCCTTCGGCGAGAACGAAAATAACGACCGCTCGGCCATTCAGATATTTCGTTGCTACGCTGATGGCATCGACCAAGTTGCGGAGTACGCGTACCCTCTGATCAACACACGCCAACTTGCGTGGGCGATTGCTTCGTTGCTCGGGTGGTACGGCAGCAACAATTCGGAGATCCGCTATATCCTGGAACTAAATGGTCCCGGGACGGCAGTGTTCAACGAGCTGCGTTCGCTTAAATTTCAGATCGAGAACGCTTACCAGCATAAGGAATACGAGGAGCGCGGTCTTCTCGACGTTTTCCGCAATGTCCGCACTTACATCTACACGAGGGCCGATTCCCTCGGTGCCGGCTACAACTACCATTTCGTCACGACGACTCGGCAGAAGGTGACGATCCTTGAACGGTTGCGCGACTTCGTCGCCAACGGAACCGCTCGCTTTCGGTCAATGGAGACGATCGAGGAGATGCGTACGGTCAAGCGCGAGGGTGATAGTATCGGCGCACCCTCTGGCATGAAGGACGACCGCGTGCTTGCAGCCGCCTTGGCGACGCACGCGTGGGAAGAGAAGATCCGGCGTGAACTCATCTCGAGCCGGCGTACACGGGAGGCCGAGCTTGCGCGCAAGCGCAAGTCCGTCGTCGACCAGACCGCGCTGTTCAACAAGAACACGCTGTCAATGTTTTTTGAGCAGAAGCAGAAGGTTCGACTGAATAGCCTGACGCTGCTGCAACGCCAGTCCTGGCGTCAAGGTATCAGGAGATAGTTATGGCAGTTCGACTTCGATGCCCCATCTGTCGCGGTACGTTCGTCTGGGATATCGTTAACAGCGGCTTCCCGGACGATTGCAAGGTTTGCGGCGAGCACATCGGGCATGATCGTGCGGACGACGATATTGTGATGCCGTCGATCCGGGACGCGCGTTCGGTGATGCAGAGGACCGATCAGGTCTACCGGGATATTGAGCGGGGATCGGAGATCCGCGCGCAGATCGCCGCCGAACAGGTTGGCGCGACGCCCGCGGAGATGTCGGGGATCAAGATTACGGACTTGCGGCCGACGACCCAGCCCGGGAGTGTGGCGGCGCCGCCATTGCCCGCCCATCTCCAGGGTGTCGGTGGCTTTGGCGGTGCCAACGGGGTTCAATACTCGCCGCTCGTGCAAAGTGGCCCGGAGCCCAATGCTGGCGCGCGCATGCGAACGTCGCTCCAGAACCACCACGGCAGCTTGACCCGGGGTTACGCAGTGTCCGACAATCCGGCTACTGAGACACAGCAACCCGGGTATAGGCGGCGTGGATGAATTTTGTCCCTGACGACAAGCAAAAGCTCGTACAGTTCTCGCTGGATCTCATCGAGAAGTGTCGTGTCAGCGCGGGGCCTCGCTCGTCCTATTATCGGTTGTTGAACTCGATCGCCGAGACCGGCCGTTACAATGGCACAAAATCGCTCATCAATCTCCTGAACAAGCATTTGGAGCGTGCGGCGTCGCACCTTTTCAGTCCGGTCGAACTCAAGTTTTCGATTGACTACGATCGGATCTACCCGAAGGCGATGCTTGACCGCGCGCAGGTCGTGTCCAAGCAGCTTGGGCGCGATTGGCAGCGGACTGATACCGACACTCGTTTTGGGCAGGGCGTTTTCGATTCATTGAAGTATGGCGCCACCTTGCTCAAGCAAATTCCACAGGTCGTCGGTGTCAAGAATGACGAACGCGTCATCATGCAATCCAAGCTAGTGATGCCCTGGAATTTCGGCGTCTACAACGAGTCTGAGAACGATATCGATAAACAGTCCGTAATGACCGAAAGCAACATGATCACGTTGCCGGAGGTATGGCGCCGCATTTATCATTTGCCAGATGCTGAGAAACTATACAAGCGCATCGAGACCCATGCTCAAACGGGCGGCTCAGTCTCTGACCCCCAGAGTTTCTTTCACCAGGTCTTGTCGACCTCGCAAATCCAGACCGGTGTCAGTGGCGGGGGAGCGACAATCCCGGGCGGCATCGTCCAGCTTAACATGGACCCCAATTACTCGCTCATGGGCCCCGTGGTCGGCGCACCACTCGTGCAGATCCATGAGATATGGGTTCAGGATGGCTCGGACTACACGACTATTCTGATGGTGGAGCCCGACATTGTCATCGCGCCGCTCTACAAGAAATCGAACTTGCTCGGTGTCAAGCATATCCACCCCTACACCTTGATTCAGCCTAACGTTTATACGAACTGGTTTTGGGGGCGCAGCGAGCTCGTCGATGTGATTGAGCCGCAGGAACTCCTGTCGGTATGGGCGGACGATATCAAACGCCTGTTTGGGCTCCAGATCGACAAGATCGTGGCGTTCTCCGGCGACAATGGTCTGACCGACGAAAAATATGGTCAGATGCGAGTTGCGGGCTATTTCAACCTCGGGCCGGGCTCTCAGGTCACCGATTTGACCCCAAAAATGCCGCCGGAAGCGATCCCGATGCTCAAATTCGTCATCGAGATCATCAATAACCTGAGTGGCTTCCCCGACATCATGCAGGGTCGCGGCGAGGCCGGCGTCCGGGCGGGTGTCCACGCGTCAACGCTCTTGAAAACGGCTTCTCCGACGCTCCGTGATCGTGCGTTGCTTGTGGAGCGCCAATGTGCGCGAGCGGCCGATAAGTGGCTGCGGTTGCGCCAAGCCAAGGATCCTTTGAAATATTGGACGAAGGCCGACAGTTTGCAGGACGTCGAAGAGACCAGTTTCATGCTGACCGATATCCCCGGCGACTGGTACGTCACTGTGGACAGCCACTCTTCGAGCCCGATCTTCTCCGACGAGAATGCTCAACTCGTGATGGTGAGCCAGCAGCGCGGCATTGTCACTAATGAGTACGTGCTCGACACCTTGCCCTATCCGAACAAGGAAGGTGCCAAAGCGATGCTGCGCGAGCGCGAGAAGCAGCAAGCCGCGGCGATGGAAAAGCTTTCTCAGGCTAATCCCGAGGAAGCGCAAGACGCGTTGAAGAAGTCGTTGATGGGCGGCGGAAAGCGCTAGAACCCGCCGCCGTTTCGCATACCCGCCATTGGCGTGAGAACAGCAGGCCCGCGTCCTGCACGTAGGCTCGCGTCGGCTTCGGCGCGCTTCTGCGTCTCGGCCTGGATGCGTACCTGATGAAGCTTGTACTCGACGTGCAGCAGCTTCGAAGCTTCGAGGTCTTCGTAGAGCATCGCAGTCGGTGCGGTCTTACAACGTAGAATTTGGCCGAAATCATCGGCCACCTGAACATCGGTGGCAGGCATCTGGATGCCAAGACCATGGACCGGGAGCGCGCTCAGCGCATCGAGAGCTTTAGTGGCGGCTTCGGAGGTCCGAAACATCAGCGTGTAAGCGATGGCGCCGAACGCGACACTGATCGAGAACATCAATCACCTTTGGGTTGGAGGTTTGCGGGCGTTCTTGCCCAAGTTTTGAATTCCTCGATCGGGAACCTGAACCATCGGCCAAACCGGATGCAAGGCGGATTCGGGATCGGGTACTTGCCCGCTTTCTTTTTTGGCTTCGGGCTGGTGGCGTTTCGCGCCCATCGCTCGAGAGCGTCTGCGGAGAAGCCGATGTAGGCGGCGGCTTCGGCCGTGCTCCAGTAAATGCGTTCGCGCAGATCGGTTTGTGCCATGAGATTGGCCTATAACCTACCGTGTCCCGCTTGGCAACGTCATAAATAGGTAAACTGTCCTTAGCGCGGCCTAGTGTTTAGTGCTCGCGTGCGAAACTATGCCTGCGTCTACGATGACCCAACATCTCACGACAAGGAGTTGCTTGATGGCGAAGAAGACCAAAGGTAAGGGCAAGAAAAAGGGCAAAGGCAGCAAATAGCGCAAATGCCCGATCCCATGTCCCCAACTGCTGCGGCTCCTCCTCGAGAAACTCCGTTTGGAGCGTCTTCCGCAACCGGACCGACGCCAAACCAGGGCTACGAAGCCCAGGCGCTGCAACAGTTGGGGGTCACCATTAAGCAGCTCGAGAAGCTCGTGCCGATGGTCGGTGCCAACTCCGAGCTCGGGATGGAACTGTTGAAGGTTCTGCCCAAATTAGCGAAATTCTCGCCTCCCGGCGCGGTGACACCCGCTGGTGAGCGCAATACACTTGAGGCTGCCATGCTGCAGAACGCGCGCCAGGGGCCAATGCTTCAACAGCTCCGGGCGGCGATGGCGGGTGGCGGCGGTGCCCCTGGCGGGGCTCCCGGCGCTGCGGCTCCAGGCGCTCCACCGCAACCGAGGACTATGTGATGGTCGATATTTTCCAGAACAACACCAAGGTGCTGCCGAAGAGTGACCCGCAGATCGTGCGCGTCGACATGGAGCAGGCTGATATCGGCGGTCGCAAGAGCGCGCTCCCGGGTCAGTCGAAGTCCGACAAGCTTTCGATCAGCCACGTGCCGAATGCCGGCGGCTCCAACAACAAGTAACGCACCATGCCCGAACTCACCGAAGAAGAGGCCCGCGCGGCCGCCGCAAGTCAGCTTCTCTTGAAGCAGATTGCCTCCAACCCGAAGGCGCGCGAACTGCTTCAGCAGGCGTACAAGACCGTGCGCCCGGACGCGGTCATCCCCGAGGTCGATCAACGTACCGAGCTGAATCAGCAGCTCACGGAAATCCGCGATACCGTCAACAGCTTTGTCAAGACCCAGACTGACGCCGCGGCGGAAGCGAAAGCCGAGGCCGAGAAGGCTCAGGTCGAGCGCCGCATGAACGAGGGCTTCGAGCGTCTGCGCGAGCAGAAAGTGACGCCAGAAGGCATCGAGGCCGTCAAGAAGATCATGGCCGATGAGGGTATTCTCAACCCCGAGATCGCCTGGAACCATTTCGAGAAGCTGCACCCGCCGGCGGAGATCGTGCTCCCGACCGGTTCGAGCGGCTGGAATTTCGCGCAAGTCGCGGATGATACCAACGCCGACATCAAGAAGTTGATCGAGAGCCGGGGCGAGAACAACCAGGTGCTCGATAAGATGGCGCGGGAAGCGCTTAACGAGGTCCGTGGCGCTTCGCCGCGGCGCTGAACGTAGGAGGCTCAATTGCCGCTCCCTGGAATTGGCGCCGCCCCGGCGGCCGGCTCGCTCTATAACGAATTGTCGGCTGTCACACGCCGGGCATTCGTCCCCCGCCTGTTCGTGCAGATTTACTACGCGTCGCCATCGCTCTGGTATCTGACGGGCAACGCGCAGCGCGCCGCGGGCGGCCTCAACCAGGTGACGGTCCCGATGCAGGGCCAATCCATGGTCCAGGGGCAGTTCACGGGCTACGGCGGCGGCTTCAACTCGCCCGTCATCACCCCCGGAATTCAGAATGGTCAATGGAATCTGGCCTACTGGGTGGTTCCGGTCCCGCTGCCCTTTGGCGAGACGATCATCCAGGCGACTGATCGCGAGATCAGTTTGCTCAAGGCTCGCATGAACGACGTTTACGCGGTGACGCGCCAGAATATGGCGTCGCTGCTTTATTCGAACAACGCATCGAATTCGCTCTACCCGAATAGTTTCCAGGATGCCTTCGACGACGGCACCAACTTCCCGAGTTACGGCGGTATTTCCCGTACCCAGGCCGGGAATTCGGCTTTCCGGGGGCAGTATATCAACGCCACGACGTTCAATACGGCCTTCGGCACGCTCTCCCCGGCTTCGATCGGTTTCACACGCAAGAGCATGGCAACCTTGCTCGCTCGCGTCACCGACGCCGCCGGTGGCGAGGCCCCGACTTACGTGGTCATGTCGCCGGGCGACTACGCAACCCTCAACAACGATTTCATCGGTACCGAGCAGATCTTTGTCGATCCCGGCAAGACCTACTCAATGGACACCGCGGCGCGGTCGTCATTCCCGAACATCAACGTTTCGGGCATTCCGATCTTCGCGGATCACTTCGTGCCTTCGGGCAGCGTCTTCGGCGTCAACGTCAAGTACACGGCCATGTATATGTCCGAGGACGCGGCGTTCGACTTCAGCGGGTTCTACTCGCTGGTGCCACTCGGCCAGATTGGCCAGCAAGGTGTGGTCGTGTGCGGGTACAACGTGCTGACCGCCAAGTCCGTATCCGGCTTCTGGTGCTACGGCGTCGCCGGAGCAGCGTTCTGACAGAGGAGTTTTAGATGTCGCAGCCGCTTTCCGGACCTGGCCTTGGCCTG